AAAGAAGCTATAGAAACTATAAAGACAAAATTACCAAATATTAAATTTATGTAGGAGGATGAAATATGGCAAGAGTAGAAGAATTATTGTCAGTTCAAGAGCTGATAAACTATACAAAGACTAGAAAATTAAAAGAAACAATGGGAGATTTATTATTTCCAACTCAAAAGATAGAAGGACTTGAAATAAAGATGATAAAAGGTGCATCTAATCTTCCAGTATCAGCAAGTGTTCATGCTTTTGATACAGAATCAGAGATTGCATCAAGAGAAGGTGCTAATTTAAGTATTGCTGAACTTGCACTTGTGAAAAGAAAAATTAAACTAGATGAAAAAGATATAATTGTACTTGAAGAGCCAAGAAACTCACAAGAAGAAACTCAAATGATAAATCAAATATTTAATGATGTTGATAACCTTGTATCAAGTGTAAATACTAGAATAGAAGCAATGAGAATGGAAGTTTTATCAACTGGAGAACTTAATATAAATGAAAATGGAGTTAAAGCTTCTTTAAAATATGGAACTCCAACAAATCATAAAGAAACAAAAACTTGGTCTAGTGGAACACCAGATATATTAGGAGATATTTATAATATGACTGATAAAATAGTTGTTGATACTGGATTTACTCCAACAAGGTCATTAACTTCTAAAACTATTTTAAATATAATCTTAAGAGATGAAAAACTAAGAAAAGCTATATTTGGTGTAAATAGTGATAAACTACTTACTTTAAATGAATTAAATACATTTTTAGTTTCTCAATCTCTTCCTCCTATTTTTACTTATGATGAAAGATACAGAGTACAAGGCAAGGATGGTAAGTACACAACAAAGAGATTCTTAGATGAAAATAAGTTTATTCTTATGCCTGACGGCAAGATGGGAGATACTTTCTTTGGGCTAACAGCAGAGGAATTAGAACTTAGAAAAAACCCAGCAATAGATATTAGTTCAGTTGGAAATATAATTGTAGAACAATACTCTACTGCTGACCCAGTTGCTAAGTGGATAAAAGCAGTTGCAACAGCATTACCTAGTTTTCCTTATGCTGACCAAGTGTTTATGGGTACAATAAATTAGAGGTGTTGATATGGAAGTTAAAAGACTAAAAAAGCTTTTAGGGTTTAGTAGAGAAGATGATTCAAAAGATACAATACTAGAGTTTATACTAGAAGATGTAGAAGAAATGGTCAAAAACTATTGTAATGTACCTACTATACCAGAACAATTAAATAGTACTATTTTAAGAATGGCTATAGATATGTATAAAAATGAGAGTCTAGGAAGCGAAGATATTGCACTAGGCTCTATTTCTTCTATAAGCGAGGGCGATACATCAGTCTCCTATAGAAGTTCAGCTAGTGAATTTAAAGAATCTTTACTTAAAGATTATAAAGCACAGCTAAATAGATACAGAAAAATTAGGTGGAAATAATGATAGATAAAACTAGAAAAGCAATAGAAATGTTATACAGAGATAAATGCACTATAGTTGAGTATCAGCCAGTTAAAGACCCTGTGACAAAACGAACTAACAATAAAGAAGTGATTGTATTGGAAAATCAACCTTGTAAGATTTCATATAAAACTATTACATCAACTACAGATGAGAAAGTAGCTAAGCTTGTACAAACTATTAAACTCTTTATATCTCCAGATATAGAAATTAAAGCAGGTTCAAAACTTATTATAAATAATAAAGAATATGTAAGGAGTGGAGAATCAGCTATGTACCCAAATCATCAAGAAATAATACTTGAGTTATTTAAGGATAAAGCTTAATGGCTAGATGGGGCAGTGTTGATTTTAGAGAGTTTAAAAGAGTTTGTAAAAAGATGGAAAAACTTACAAAGATTGATTTAGATAAGTTTTGCAAGGATGCAGCAAGAGAATTAGCAGCACGATTACTTGGGAAAGTAATTAGAAGAACACCAGTTGATACAGGATTCTTAAGACAAGGTTGGAGTGGAGTAGCTTACGCTAGGTCGCTTCCTGTTTACAAACAAGGTAATAATTATATTATAGAGGTGATTAACCCAACAGAATATGCCAGTTATGTTGAATATGGCCATAGAACTAAAGGCGGTAAAGGATGGGTTAAAGGACAACATTTCTTAACTATTTCAGAAATGGAGTTACAAGGTCAAGTTGATAAGATAATAGAGAAAAAACTATTAATATTGCTTAAAGGAGTGTTTGATGCTTAATAATATTATAGATGGAATATCAGTAAAGTTAGATAAATCGTTTGGAGAAAAATATACAATTTATAGCGAAGATGTGGAGCAAGGTATTAATGAACCTTGTTTTTTTATTGTTCCTTTAAATCCAAGCAAGACACCATATCCAAGCGGGAGAGAATTAAAGAAAAATTCTTTTGATGTACATTATTTCCCTCATTCAGAAGATAAGAATTTTGAAATAAATGAGATAGCTGAGATGCTACTGGAGGAATTAGAGTATATAGAAATTGATGGAGATTTAGTCAGAGGTACAAATATGAATTTTGAAATTATAGACAATGTTCTTCACTTCTTTGTTGATTATAACTACTTTACTATAAAAAGTAATGACACAGATAAGATGGATACAGTAGAGTTATTCGGTGGTTTGAAGAGAGGTGATAATTTTGAATAAAACATTAAGCAAAGAAGATAACTACAAGTTTACTAAGGAGCAGATAGTTAACTCTAAGAAGTATGTAAATAGAAAAGATTTATTAAATGCAATTTTAAAAGAAAATGATTTATATTCCTTCTCAGAGGTAGAGGATAGAATAAATAAATTTATGAAAGGAGTGAGTTAGATGGCTTTAGGTGGAGGAACATTTGTAACACAAAATAAGGTCCTACCTGGTGCATATATAAATTTTGTAAGTGCTACAAGGGCAACCAGTTCATTATCGGATAGAGGTATTGTTGCAATACCTTTAGAGTTAGATTGGGGCATAGATGAAGACGTATTTCAAGTAACCAGTGATGATTTTGAGAAGTATTCAGTGAAGTATTTTGGATATGATTATACTCATGAGAAGCTGAAAGGTTTGAGAGATTTATTCAAAAATATAAGGTTGGGATATTTTTATAAATTAAATAAAGGCGTTAAAGCCAGTTGTACTATAGCCACAGCAAAATATAGTGGTATCAGAGGAAATGACTTAAAAGTAACAGTTACAACAAATATAGATGATAATGCTAAGTTTGATGTTGTAACACTTTTAGATAATAAGAAGGTAGATACTCAAATAGCAAAGGTTATTACAGACTTACAAGACAATGACTATATCACTTGGAAGAAGGATGCAACACTAGAAGCAAGTGCAGGACTTGTATTTACTGGTGGAGCTAATGGCGAAGCTGTGACAGGAGCAGAGTACCAAGCTTTCTTAGACAAAATAGAAAGTTACTCATTTAATGCACTAGGGTGTTTGGCTACAACAACAGAGATTAAAAGTTTGTTTGTAGAATTTACAAAGAGAATGAGAGATAAGGTAGGAGCAAAGTTTCAAACTGTTTTATATAAAAAAAGTGATGCAGACTATGAAGGTGTAGTGTCTGTAGAAAATAAGATTAAAGATAAAGATTTAGTTGAATCTAGCTTGATTTATTGGGCTACTGGAGCTATAGCAGGATGCGATATAAATAAATCTAATACTAACAAGCGATATGATGGTGAATTTGATGTTGATGTTAATTATACACAAATACAACTTGAAGAAGCTTTAAAAACTGGTAAATTTATATTTCATAAAGTTGGTGATGAAGTTCATGTGTTAGAGGACATAAATACTTTTGTATCATTTACAGATGAGAAGAATGACGATTTTTCAAGCAATCAATCTATTAGAGTATTAGACCAAATTGCTAATGATATAGCAACTTTATTTAATACAAAGTACTTGGGTGAAGTACCAAATGATAAATCTGGTCGTATCTCGTTTTGGAATGATGTAGTTAAGCATCATGAACAACTGCAAAATATGAGAGCAATAGAAGATTTCAAAGCTGATGATGTTTCTGTAGAACCTGGAAGCGACAAGAAGACTGTTGTAGTAAGTGATGCTGTAAAAGTTATTAGTGCTATGAGTAAGCTTTATATGACTGTTTCAGTTAGTTAACAATAAGAAAGGAGAATAATTATAATGGCACAACAAATAAAAGCAAGAGATACAATAAGTGCATCTAAGGCAGAGTGTTTTGTAACTATAAAAGGTAAAAGATATAATTTTATGCAAGCTATTAACTTAGAAGCTAAAATGGAAAAGAATAAGAGTGAGATACCTATATTAGGTAGTACTACAAAAGGAAATAAATCAACAGGAAGTAAATATTCAGGAAATGCAACATTTTATTATAATACTTCTATATTTAGAGAATTGTTGTATGAGTATAAAGAAACTGGTGAAGATATTTACTTCGATATACAAATCACTAACGAAGACCCAACAAGTTCAGTAGGTCGTCAAACTATAATACTGGAAGATTGCAATATGGACTCAGGTATAATTGCTAAATTTGATGCTGATGGTGAGTATTTAGATGAAGATATGGACTTTACTTTTGAGAATTGGAAATTAGTAGAAAAGTTCGATATAGCAAATGGTATGGAATAAGACACACATTTATAAATTATAGATGTGTGTTTTTTATTTATACAAATAAGGAGATGGTTAAAATTAAAGATAAATATGAAATAAAAGATTCAATTTATTTTGATTATAGTAAGAAAAGACCTATAGAAGAATGTGTAGGGGAAATGTATAGAAAAGTAGGGTTATTTTTAGTAGATATTGCTGATAAACTGGCTCTTGATACAATTGAAGGTTCGTCATTAAAACCAATTACAATAAAAATTCAAATAGATGAAGATGGTATTGCAACAATAGAAAAAGAAACAAAATATTTGGTGATGGAGGTAGAATAAGAATATGGGAGATTTAAACGCTTTTTTAAGTCAAAATGCAATAAAAGTAGAGAATAGAAAGTATGTGGCAAGTGAAAGATTTATAGGTGAAGATGGGAAACCAATAGAATGGGAACTTAAAGCAATAGATTCAGATAGAGATAGACAATTAAGAAAAGATTCAGCTATAAGAGTACCTGTTCTAAATAAAAAAGGAAAATCAACAGGGCAATACACTAGTGAAACAGATTTTAATACCTATACTTTGAAACTGTGTGTAGAAACTATAGTATTTCCAGATTTGCATGATGCAGAACTTCAAAATAGTTATGGTGTAATGGGGGCAGAGGAGCTATTAACAACAATGTTAACTCCTGGTGAATATACAGACCTTTCAAGTGAAGTAGGAGAGGTAAATGGCTTTGATAGGACTTTTGAGGATAAAGTAGAAGAAGCAAAAAACTAATTGAAGGAGGCGATTATGAGGCTAGTGTAGCTCATTATTGCCTTCATAAATTCAAATGGAAACCACATGAATATACAGATTTACCAGACTTCGAGAGGGCATTTGTTGCTGCTTCTATAGATATTAAAGTAGAAGAAGAAATAAAAGAAGAAAAAAAGACTGCTAAAGAAGCTAGAAGAAGTAGAAGAAGATAAAATATAGGTAAAATATGTAAGAATTATATGTTATAATAATTGTAGCAAGAAGATGTAATCTACAATTTATAGAGTGGAGTTCATACTGGGATAAAACCTACTTCCTAATGAAAGGAGGTGGGAAGTATGGACAATTTTTTACTTAGTATATTAGCTAGCTTGATAGCTAGTTTAATTGGATATATCGTTTGTAGATGTATCAAAAACGTAAAAAGCCACTCTACTCGTGGCAAGAGTAAAAGTGGCTGGGAACTTGGTTTTAAAATAAAGTTCCGCAAATTTAAATAATTTATATTTTTTAAAATTATGAACTTCACTCTACCGCTAAATAGATTGTAGTTCTTCTTGTTTTTATTATACCACAAATTGGTACAGATATTCAAAAATAATATATTTATGATATAATAAAAATGTAGAGATTTTGCAGTGTTCGATTTTTGTAATAAAATATGGCTTAACAATTGGAATACAAGGCATTGAGAAGGTTTGATAAGTGTTATCAATTGCACTATTACCCGCTCACTGCAAATTTGAGAAAGTTATATGTGTGTAAGTCTTGGAAATACACAATTTATTTTGGGGTTTTATATTAACTATGTGGTATGTAAATGCCGGCAACCAAAATGCTAGAACTCATGGATTTTTCTCGTTTTATATTAACTATGTGGTATGTAAATTCATTTTGACTGTCAACGGTAGTTGGTCTAGTAGCTGGGTTTTATATTAACTATGTGGTATGTAAATCCCCCACCACTTCCACCACTTTGAGAAGTTCCAACTGGTTTTATATTAACTATGTGGTATGTAAATTCAAAGCCATGAGGTTTTTCACCTACACCGCTTTTTGTTTTATATTAACTATGTGGTATGTAAATACTACTGACATTAGTTAAGTAAATAGTAATCTTTTAAGTTTTATATTAACTATGTGGTATGTAAATCTGATTTAAAGAATACATTTAAACTTTCTGGCATATCGTTTTATATTAACTATGTGGTATGTAAATTTTCTTAGTGCTTCATCACTCTTTAATAAACATTTAGGTTTTATATTAACTATGTGGTATGTAAATATAGAGCTAGCAATAATGTTAATAAAGCTAAAAAGACGTTTTATATTAACTATGTGGTATGTAAATTAATGTCAACGAATTGGCCAGTATCTTTAGCAGTCATTGTTTTATATTAACTATGTGGTATGTAAATGAAGCATTATTTATTTTTTCTTCTATTATATCTATTTGTTTTATATTAACTATGTGGTATGTAAATTAGGGAATTAGGAAATGGCTATTCTCCCCCTATATCCGTTTTAGATTAACTATATGGAATGTAAATATTTGAACATTTGTTACAGCATTAGAGATATTAATTGCGTTTTAGATTAACTATATGGAATGTAAATCCAACTGAATAAACAATAATTTTATCAATTTCTTTAGTTTTAGATTAACTATATGGAATGTAAATCATCATAGTCACGTATATTTTCTTTAAAAGTCAAAGTGTTTTAGATTAACTATATGGAATGTAAATTTCGCAACTTATGATGGTGAAATGATTACATTAACAGGTTTTATATTAACTATGTGGTATGTAAATAAAGCAAAAGATAGGAATGATAATTTTAAAACTCCAAACTTTTATATTAACAATGTGGAGAAAAACTAAATAGAAGAAAGAAGCACTTACTTAAATGGTAGGTGTTTTTGTTTTGCTCAAAATTGGTCGGTTGAGTAAAATAATTAGAAAAAATTAGTAAAAACTCTTGAAAAGTGTCGCGATACAATGTATAATTATATTATCGCGATACAGAAAAGAGGTGAAAATTATTACTGATAGCAGTAGAGCAGATTACTTCAAGCAGAGACGACAGAATAAGAAAACTTTTAGTGTTCTACTAGATAGAGAGAAAGTAGAAAAAATTGAAGAACATTTAAAAAAGCAGAACAAGACTAAAACTATTTGGCTTGAAGAAAAGATTAATGAAGAGTTAGAAAAAGAGGAATAAAAAATAAGAGACGTTCTCCCCGACCAAAGATTGAACATCCCTTATTGACGTATATTATATACACTAACTATAGTATACGTCATTCCTTAAAAAAATTCAATTAAGGAGTGTAATAGTTATGAAAAATTTAATAGTAAAAGAGTTCAATGGAAGTCAAATTTATACTTTTATGTGGAAAGAAAAATCTTGTTGGATAGCTAATCAAATAGTTGGATTATTCGATTATGCTGATGTATCTAAAACAATACAGGATTGCATAAAAGCAGAAGACTTTGGGATTGAACAAGAGTATGATGTATTGAAAGGAAATGAATTTAATGATTTTGTAACTACTTTAAATGTAGTCGCAAATAATATAATTAGTAATAAAGCTAGAAGTATAACTATTTTTTATGAAGATGGTTTATATGGATTTTTACAATACACAGACAAACCTATTGGTGTACAGTTTAGGAAATGGCTTAGACGAGAAGTTTTACCAAGCATAAGACAAACTGGTGCATACATAACTAACAATGCTAATCCCGAAAAACTAAGAGAAAAAGCAAGTGAGATTGAGAAATTACAGTTAGCTTACAATAGTACATCTATGTTAAAAGAACTATTAGATGGTGCAGGCTTTGACAATAAATCCAAACTATTAACAGCTAAAACATTATATAAGAAAGCAGGAATTGATTTACCAATAGAGATAAACGAAGAAGAACATTATTTTGATACAAAGCAAATAGCATCTAAACTGAAAATATATTCTAAGAGTAATAAACCAGCTCAGATGGCTGTTTGTGAGATT